CTGGCCAGATGCAGTGAATCTACCAAGGAACACATCTGGGGTTTGCCTATCACCAATAACTTGACCAACTTGCATATTACCGTTCTGGTCAATAGTGAGGCCAGTAACTGTAGCAATACGTTGGCCACCAATAAACAAACTACCCTTAGTTCCAGCAAGCACAGAGGAGAGTGTGTTATCAACTGGTGAAGTGAAATACTGACCAACATTAGACTCTACTGCTCTACCCATTAGGCCAAAAGTAATAGTTGCCATAGCGTTAGGTTGGAAGTTAAAACCAATTGTACTGATTTTAACGCCAGTGTACAGTTCGCTTTGATTGATTGTGTTGTAGAACTTTTCAATAGAGAAGCTGTCGTTGGTTCTGCCAGTGGTGGGGATAATAAGCAGCTTACCTGCTGTCTTAATATCTACAGTTGCACCAGCAGCTTCTGCAACAAACGGTACAAGCAACGTGTTTACGATATTAACTTGTACTGTGATTTCAAGTGCAGAAACATCACTGATAACAAACCTGCCAGAGTTTGCTGGGTCAACAGCACCAGTCAAATCAATAGCAGTGCCAATCATAAACCCGTCTGTAATGAAAGAGCCTGTAGTTCGTTTCAGCTTATTTGGTGCAACAAATTCAATATCTGTGGATGCAAGCAAGGATGCACCAGCAAACCAAGAGCTACGGAATGCTGCAGCAAACAAATCTTTATAAGTGCTGCACGACATTTCAGCGTTCAATGTGCCAGCAATCTTATCACTGCCCAGTCTCATATCTTGTGTTTGTGCAGTGGAGATAATCTCATTAGACTGGAAAGAATCCCTTGCCAAGTCCAATGTAATGCTTGAGCGACGTGTAAGGTTACCAGCAGTGGGCAATGGCTTAACACCCCACACTGTTTCTTTTGCAACAACAAGTCTTGTTTCTACGCCAGAAGGAATTGGCATACGTTCTCCTATTTAATTAGTGGTTTTAATACTTCCATTCGGTAGTCAATGGATATGAACATTATGTACCACCCATTTTGAACAGAAGAGGTTGTGCAACTAGGTGTGGAATCAATAACAACCCATAAGTTATCTTGTTTTATTGACCTGCCTCTATAAAACATATTCTCTACAGCATCTTTAAAAGCCTCTATCTTTGAGCTTCCCTCATTCACTGGAAAATAAGCACTTACTTGGAATATGCCTACTTTCCTAACGTGAGATGCTCCAATAGATGGGTCTATAGTTTTTGCTGGTAGAATAGAACATTGAACATATGGAACACCAAGTTTTGGTGTAAATGCTACGTTCTGATATGAGATTGGAATCTTAGGCACTATGCTTTCGCACAACAGTTTTAATGTGCCCTCCAATGCTTTCCTTATTGCCTTGTCACTCATATATACCTCATACGGTGAAATTCTTAATGTTTATCCTCACCATTCCGCTTGGTGCTTGCATAGAGAACGGTGCTGCAGGATTTGTATAGTGTGGGTTTCCATACTCAAGTCCAAAAGCATAATCAAGATTATTGAAGAAATACACCTGCTTATTTCTAACGAAATAGTCGTCAGAAATAACACTATCTATCTCAGACCTTGCAGCCTCTTTTCCCAGTCTTTCTATAACTGCAGTTGGTTCACTGGTAGATGTCTGCCAGTTTCCAGAAGCCTTCCCTGTATCAATTGGGGTATCATCTACTATCTTTTTAAACAACTCCCTACACCTAGAAGCGGATAGCCTAAGAAGCTCTTTTCTTACATCTTCAGCACCACTGCTAAAGCTCATCGTTTTGTCTGGATTTCAATCATTACAGGGTTTTCCTTATTTGGTGATATTTCTTTAATGAGAACAACACTGCTAACCAACCCACCCACTATCACAATATCTCCTTTTTCAGGAAGTACAGAAGGCCATACTTGGTTATCAGAAAGGTCTGTAATAGATGTTGGGTCAACTAGGTATTGCTTATCAGCACGTTCTACAAGAGTTCCGTTGATTGTTGTCTCACCAGAGTTATAACGCTCATAGTCAAACTCTAGTGCCCTGAACTTATAGTCCGTGTATGCTTCACTGTTACTACCTGTGGCTGGGTCATAGAGTTGTTCAATCCTTCTAAATATCCCATCAATACCACCAGACTGACAGTGTCTAGCAACAACTCTGTGCATGTTTGAATAGAACCTGTTTAACATGTTGTCATTCTACTTCTAATTCTTTTTAGCGGTGTTTTATAAATGTTTACATCACCATTAGAGACGTATTGAGATTGTTCATTTTTCATTACACCTCCTGCATACGGAACTGGTGCTACATTACCACTTGAAGGGTTTTTGATAACCATTTGAATGAACTCTTTATAGTTGTCAAAATACTCTTTTCCATATATTTCAATCTGAACAAGTTTCTCATGTGCATTACGAGAGAGCTGTGCAAGAATGTAATAAGCGCATTGTCTAATTGCAGACTTCTCATTTCCATTGTTGCTTGTAATAGCATGTTGATATACAGAATCATCAAGCCAATATGGCTTTTCTGTATCACCACAAGCAAGTTTAATTCTGTCAATTGCAGAGTTTGCTGGGTCTAGCAATATAATCCCCTTTCTGTACTACTCTGGATAAAGCGGTATAGAAAAGAGATTATCCAGTTTAATAGATAATCTCTTAACTTACTTACTTCTTAGTTAGAGCTAAAGCCACGAATCATAATCTTAGGGTTTAGGCACAAATTAGCGAAGTTCGTTTCAGCATCAATAGACCACTCATCGTCATCCTCATCGAGGCGTTCAAAGTAGTAGGCTTCCAAGCCGGGGGCATTTACATAGCTGAACTTATCTGCACTGGTGTAGTAGGTCTTGAAGAAGTCAGTACCAGTTGGTACAAAACGGCATTCACCAGCAGGGATAAACGGCACACCAGCACTCGTAGCACCACGATACTCGATGTAAGTGATACCACCATGCTCAAACCGGCGATACATCGAGTTAGCACCACCAAGACGCTGACGCAGAGGCTCTTGTGCAGAATTGTAGAACTGATAAGCTGTCTTCACATTCTGATGGGTGATAAGGCGATTAAAGAATGTAGGATGGCACAATGCAATCACACCATTCATGATACCGCCGTTATTGATATTATCTTGTGTGTGGGCGATTGCTTCTTCGCCCTTCATCAAGATTTCAGTGGTACCAGTACCTAGAGTGAAGTCGATGTCTTTACGCGTAACACCGAAGTCAGTATAAACGTTCAGCACAACGTTACCGTTGGGGCTGTACACATCGCCAGTGGACAGCATTTGACATTTAGCAACTTCATTCAAAATAGCAAAAGAGCGACGGACATACTCCATCTTTTCCATACGTGCCAAATCAAGAGAGTCAATCATGCCGTCACCATTACGTGAGCTTTGCGAAATATCGCTTGGCTTGATGGACTGACGCAATGGAAAATGCGGTGTTTCAAAGTAACGACGACGGCGTTTATCTTCTTTACCCGCAGAAGGCTTAGTTCCGCGTGGCAAGTCTACTGGCAAACCAGTGTATTGCTCATGCTCATCGACATAGAAGGTAGTACCAGTTACATACTTGGTTTTAAAAATACCCAAGTCGTTTACCAAACCCCACTGATTAGGAATAATCAGCAGCTCATCTGTACGGTCTACAAGTTTAAAGGGATTATCGTATTTAGTAATTAGTGCCATTATGTTTCCTTATGTGTTCTGTCTGGTTAAGCTGTTACAGTGGTCTTCATACCGAGAGCTTCAAGCTGTGCAATAGCAGCATCTTTTTGTGGCTGAGTAGTGAAACCAGCACCAAATCGCAAAGCATCTTTGGACAGAATCATCGGGCCCTCTACTGACACGACAACTTTAGTGTCGATAGTTGCTTTAACTGTAAACTCACTAGCAAAGCCACTCGAATCCCAACGCAGAACAGCAGCAGCATTTTGACTACCATCCGCAGCAGCAGGAGAGCACACCTTATATTTACCAGTGGCAGTTACTTTACCAAGCACAAGACCATTTCCATACACTGTGTCAACAGTCTCATTAACTGTCACACCTTTGCGTGTCCGACCTACGCAAGAACCTTCTTCATAAATTACCAAGTTACCGTCTGTATTCGTTGTTTGTCCGATGATAGGCATATTCTCTCCTTAAACTTTCTTACCGTATTTAGCTGCAAGCAATTTCTTAGTACCACTCACATCTTCCAATTTAACTTCTTCTTTGTTTTCACCACTAAAGCCAATCTCAGCTTCAATTGCCTTATCAGCAATAGCTTGTTTAGCTTTCATAGATGCAACAACTTGTTCATACTCAGTGTCATCAAGTTTAGAAAGAATCTTTCCGATGCTGGATGCCTCTTTTTCACCAAACAAAGATGTAAGTTCTTTATTTCGTTTATTGAACTCTGTGTCTGCAATAGAAGAAGCCAGTGCATCGTACTTAGCTTTCAGAACACTCATTTCACTCTTTGTTGTATCCAGAGTGGATTGAAGCTCTTCGTACTTGGCAACAGCATCTGTTGCAAATGCTTCATACTCTGCTTTAATTGTCTGATACTTGCTGTCAACACTTGCTTCATTCTTAATACCGAGAAACTTCTCAAACACGTTCATATTTCCTTTTCCTTTCATTGGGTCATTGGTAGACTCACCACCTTGTGCTAGTTCTGCAACATAGTCAGCAAACTCATTTCGAGTCATTTTCTTATCACAGAGGTGGTTCATTAGAGCATCTGTGGCTGTGAACATAGATGCCTCTGTTGCTCTAACTTCGTTTTCAGACATTGGCCTAAACAATGAAACATGTTGTACAAACTTCATGTAAAGGATATTTATCTTCATTTGTAAATCAGAGATATATTCCTCACTCCATCCACCATCTGCAGAGAAAGGGATTTTATTCTTACCAGCGTATACAAATGTTCTATCAATACCTTCTTCTTGCAATTGTCTACTGTTGTTAATAAGTGTAGAGACAACACCAATAGACCCTGTTTCGCTGTCTGGGTTAACAATTATTTCGTCAGCAGGAGAAGAAAGGATATAGCCAGCAGAAGCGATGATTCCGTCATTATATGCAACCCACTTAGCACCACACTTGTCTACAATGTTTCTAAGTGAGAGGGCTGTTTCAAATGCACCGTAGGCTTCACCACCGGGAGTATCCATCATTGTAATAATGACTTTTGCTCCACTATCTGCTAGATATTGAAAATCATTCTCAACTTCTTGATAACTGTACCCACCACAAAGCATACTCATTGGAGTGGGCTTGTAAGTGAGAGCACCAGAAATATCAACAATGCCAACAGAAGTGTCTGGATTGTAGATACAACGTTTTTTCATTTCTGTATTAGTGTCTTGAATATCAGAAGGTGAAATATCTGCTTTGCTGCTTAGAATAGATAAATATTTATCTACAAATGACTGTTCCATAAGAACAGGTGAACCGAAGTATTTTAGCTTTACTCTGTTATACATATTCCTATCCGTTATATAGGTTTGAGATAGAGTTGTCGTCAGAACTCACACTATTGGCTGTTCCGTTCAAACCACCAGTAGGTGTTGAATAGGACTTCCCAGTTTTGCTTTGGGTATCTGCACCACCTGTTAGAATATCGTTGTTCACAGGCTCATCTGAGGGCTTTGGCGTTGCACCAATTGCCTCTCTTACGATATTCATAACCTCTCTATCACGTTCAATCATTCCTGTAGCTGCAAGGCGTTGAATAGAGGATGCAAATACATCTAAGTCTCGTTCATCAAGGTCACTAAAACAAAACTCTGGATAACCTTCACTATTATCCCATCCGTTAATTTCATATAAGAGAGGGATTAGTTTTGTATCTAGTGTGTCTTTAATCTCTTTTAGACGGTACTCAATTGCCATTGCAAGAATAGATGTTTTAGCGTCAGCCAAAGAAAAGCTACCAACACTGTTCTGCCCCATAGAGAGGATGTCAGAAAATAGTGCAGTGAGGATTTTCTTATCGTAACGAGAGATTATTTCACTGGTGTTATAAGACCTGCTTCCAGTTGTTTGCAGCAAGGAGTATTTAAACATATCTGCTTTAGAATACTCATCAACTTGCTTTGGGAGAACTAGACCAGAGCGTTCGTCTAGTTGGATGCCTGCTGCAATTGCCTCAAACATCCTACGTGTTGCTTTCTCATCTTCACTAGCATTTGGGTCTAGGAAATTAGGAGGAATCTCAGCCATAAAGATTCCGCGTAAGTCTCTACCAATGCCAATGTTTTCCTTCTCTTCAATATCCACTCTATAGCACCAAGGGATATAACAAGCCTTTAAAGGGCTGTTACCAAGAGGGTTTCCTTTATGAGAATCAGTGTTGAATAGCAATACTTTTTCAAATGGAATATCAACTCTTCCACCTTCAAACGATACACCGCTTGCAATCCTATTGAGGTACTGCCTTACAGCAACAACTTTTCTTCCGTCATCACTATATAAAAAACCGTTTATAACTGTATTCTGTGAACGTATGGGTAATGACCTAATTCCGATATACCCATCGTTATATTTACTTCCCTTTGATTTGAGTCTACGTCTTAGAACAATCTCGTGAACGCTAAATCCGTACTCAATCATGCTGCTAACTTCTCTAATGAAGCTAAACCAAGAATGTTCCATATCGTTAATCATTTGATAAATGATTTTAGACTTATCTTTTTGGTATTTTGAACTGTTGTCAGACGGCTTAACAGACCACTTTGGTTTTCCAAGCATCATCCTGTATAGGCTAATAGGGGCACTAACAACAGGGTCTTTTTTCATTAGCTCTACGATGTGTATGAAGTTCTGGCCTCTTAAGTCCCTATCAGCCTCCTCCAACACTGCACCATTATATTGTCTAACACCTGCTGTTCCTCTTTCTACAGAGTAGGGCAACAAGGGTTTTTGTTTTTTGTCTTTACTCTCTTCTGCCATTCGTACTCCTTAATAGGTGCGTATTATACCACTTTATTTGTTAAAAGTCAACACATTATAACAAAAAGTTATATAAAAGTTAAAATAAAAGCCACTAAATGAATAGTGGCCTTGTACTATCTCCTTATATTCTTACTATATTGCAAGTCTGGGATAGACATTGCTGGAATTTTTTGCACTCTATGAAGATTATTAAAAGCGTCAGCACAAGCATCCACCATGTCATCATGACTTGCATTACGGTCTTTATATTCTCCTGTAAATGCTTCTAGTTCCTCTAAGAAAATATCATTCCATTCTGCTTTAACCATCCTAACATCACCGTTGTGAGCCACCACTGTGAATGGAAGAAATCTACTCAGTTTTGACTTGTTTGGTGCTACAGCAGACTCTCTAGCAAATACGCCTTGGTCAGCTAGTTTCCGTCTAAACATTGCTGTGTAATTCTTACCTGCTGTTCCGGGGTCACGAGGAATAACTGGAATGCAGTCATAAGAACCATCCTCTTGTGCGAGCCTTGAGACAGATGCTTCAACATCGTGCTGCCTAGCCCTAATTTGTGTTACATCGAGGATGTAGAATTTACCATCACTACATTTTGCCATCTTAACTGAGGCAGTGAAGTCAGGATTTCTATTTGTCTCAGATACAAGAGTACAAGCAAAATCCCATGCCCTAACACAAGACAGGATTGTTGCCTCTGGTGGGATGTCTGCAACTACTTCAACCCATTCACGCTTGAAATGACCATCCTCTTCTCCAACAGCATACCAGCTCCCAAGCAATAACCTTCTTCTCTCGTTTGTCTTAAGGTTCTCTAGGTTGCTAAGATAGCTTGGATTAACCTTCTGTATCACAGGGTTATCAAATATAGTGGCAGGAATAAACCTATACGTTTTAGGGGTGCATGTCGGGTACTGTTCCTTTAGCTCTTCCGCAGTGGAAGCAGTTACTATCTTACCACCAATAATTGAAAACACTCTTATAGTGTTGGCGCGTTCTTTTAGTGGAATACCTGTGTCTTGGTCTAAGTACCATTCAACAAACCCAAGTAGCCAATTACCTTTCAATGGGTTACATGTCAGCACCATTCTAGGGGGGTATTTAGACATTGAACGGTTTCTGCCCATCAAATAGCTAAACTGTTCAAATGAGTGGTTTTGAGCCTCATCTATGATGATGTAACTGAATTGCCCACCATCAAAGTTCTCAAGTTCCCTATCACTTCCACATGGGAGAAGTGAGACACTAGAACCTTCTGGAAACTTAAACTTCTTTGGCTTATATGTATATTTAGCACCAAACTTAGGGTATAGCTTTAGACACTCTGTCCAAATACCACCCACCATCTCAAGTTGAGGATGAGATTGCCTTACAAATATAGCGTTAAAGTTCGGGTCATCAACATACTTTAATACCTTCATTTGACTTAGTGCAGTTTTACCACTTCCTGCACCACCACCAAATATAACAACGTCTGTTGTATCGTCATCAAAGAAAACCTTCTGTGTTGGGCTAGCAGGCCCGATACGGGGCTTTTCTAACTTTTCTGGCGATTGCTTAGTATTTACACTTACTTTTTGTTTAGTATTCCTTCTCAATTTTAAACTCCATGTATAGGTCTTTCTCCCCATCCAACTGGTGAATTACAAATAGTGTCTACACGCTCTTGTGTTAGCTTTCCATATAGAACTAGGGGTGCTAGATTGCTTGGAACTTGTCTAAGGTCTACATACCCAGCCGACAATAGGTCAGTGGTAAGCATTTGAAAAACAGGGTCAGATTTTTCTTTCATAGACAGAGAGAGCCTGTTAAGAAATGCAGCTCTTGTTACCTCTGGTGCAATATCTGGTCTTTCTCCTGAGAAAGAATCAAAGCTGTCTACAATTCTCCAAACATCGTTTACAGATACTGAACCACTAATAGCGTTTTGTGCATCATTGCTTGAGTTCCTAATCTGCTGCTGCCTTTGAAATGTTTGATAATACTTTTCAATAGCTTCTGTATTAGACCTATCAAGTTTTAACGTCTTCTCAAGTGCAAATACCTTTGTATCTAAAGGCTCTTGCAACCTTGAAGCAATGCTTCTAATTCCTATTGTGGCTAATGACTTTGCCTTAAGCAGTGATGCTTCTTCATCGTACACTGCTTTATTATCTAGGATATGAAAATACTGAATATCAGTGTCTGAGGATAAACAATAGTCTGTTACATACTCAACTGTTCCACCACTGAATGTCTCAATAGGAAATGGCCTATCTACAGCAGCGATTGGAAGTTCTCTGTCTTTCATAAATACAATGAAGTTCAAATGTGTACTCCATAAAGTTTAAAGTCGAACACTGGATAGCCAGCAACTAATGGGTCTTGTAGTGATAAGACAGTAACCCTAAGCACCTTGTTAAAACCAGAAGAAGGTAGAATGAAAGTCTCAACTGTCTGGCCAGAGGCTGCTGGTGCTACATTGAATGTTCCAACAGAGTGAAGGCTTGCAACGTCAGCACCAACATCAACACGGATAGATGCTGGCCTGAACTGACCAGAGTAGGTAGTAAATACGACTTTCTGAAAATAGCAGTCATTAGCAAATGACACTTGCCACCAACTCCCTGCCGCTGTTCCAGATAGAGGATACCAGTATGAACCAGTTGTACTAGAGTCAAGCATCTTCCAACTAGAATAAGCAACATCATTCTTATATATAGAGCTAACAGTAAGCGTACCAGCAGGGGAGTTTCCAGAAGCAACCCATGATGATGTTAACATTCCACCAGTTGTCAATACTGGAAGCAATTGGACAAAGTTCGCTCTATCTGGAACAATCCCAGAGCGTAGCAAAATTGCATACATTGCAGAGAATGGCTCATCAAAATTAGGTGATGATGGGTTAATCCTATCAAGAATTATACCAATATTCTGATTCTTGGAATCCAAATAGGCTTGATTCCAATTCCAACCACCTGTTGATGGTGGACTACCGACAGCATCCACTTCATCAATTCTGTAATTAAGTGTCGATGAGAAGTTTGTCCATAGTATGTTTGCCCAGTCATTGTCCACTGTTACAACAGTTCCTAATGTACCAGAAGGTGGGTTTGGAAGTTTTCCAGCAAACACACTGTCTGACCTTAGAGAGACACTTTGACCTGCTATAACAGCACCAGTCATTTAATCTCCTTCCATCTAATCACACACCCAACTGTACCATTTCCACTACTGCTTACAGTAAGAGTGAGTGTGTCGTTTGGATACAATATAACACCGTCTGCAATCTCATCCACACTCACAGACTGATTCTTGCTAGTTATAATCTCATCTAACAATGTTTGCTGTGATGTTGAGAACGATGTGGCCACAACGTCATGGCTAACACAAGAGTCTGCAGACACATCTACAAACGATGCTCCACCAAGTGATGAGTTTTTATATACACACCATTTAAAACTTCTTGCACCGTCTGAGCACAGTGTTGTATTTAGAATTTCTACTCTTAGTTTGTTTCCAACACCATTGAATAAGCTATTATTTCTTATAGAAGCAACGTATGTTGGAACAGTTGCTACTATATTTTTATCGCTTACGGTGAAATTAAACTGTTTTGAAACTTCAGTTTCTTTTCCACTTACCAATGCAGACATAGACACAACACTGATTCTTGAGTTGTCTACGACACCAATAAATAATGGGAGAGTATCTTCAATTGTAGACTTAAGTGGTCTGATTACAGAACTGTCAATAACATGTGCTGTTACATACCCCTTGTCAACGCCAGAGTACCACTCAAATGCTATAGGAAGTGAGTTGCTAAGGCCTGTTACTATTCTAAATTCATTAACTGAGGAAAGGTCTACTGTCTTTGTAGAACTTCCTGTTCCATCGAGCTTGTCTTTGTTAAAAGACGTTTGTGGGATAAAAGTAGATGTTGCACCATTGTTCCACAAAATACCAAAAACACCATTTTCAATAGCAAATGCGATACAGCTACCTGCTACACCACCAATACCCCACAATGATGTTTGAGACAATGGGTCAGCAGATAGTGTGAAATTTGCAATAATCTGTTGTCCAGATAAGCACTTAACATTTTTCTTTGATGTTAAAAATGCTCTGCCAGTAGGAGGGCTTTGAATAATAGCTTCACTAGCTGAGTATGTCACTGTTGCTGGGTTTACAATATCACCAGTCAAGACACTATATCTATCAAGATGATTATGACCACTAGGGAACTGAACCACCACAGAAGGTGTGTAATCCGTCGTAGGAAGCTCTTTCATCATAGTGGGCATTACACCAGCTAAAGATGAGGATGATGGTGTAGTGGGCTGTTGTGTGCCACTAGATGGGTCTTGGAATAGGATACCTTCCATTGGGTGATATGTGATTACAGCATTTACAACAGTGTTATTTGTAACTCTCACCCAACATCCACCACCATCTGGTGTAATGACAAGGCTGTCAAATGTGCGAAGCACTATGCCATCGCTGCTGCTAGCTATAGGTTGTAGATTCACAGACTGAATAGTTATCCAATCACTGCCCTTATTTTGAAGTCTAAAAGGTAATGCTCTACTAACACCAAACAGTGAGTAAACATCCACCCATTGTTCAGTTATCAATCTGTCTATAGCCTGCATCTACTACCCCTTAATCGACTTAACACACCTGAATGACAGACTTGCACAATAAACACTAATCAATACAAGAGGTGAAACCATTACCAATGGAATCAAGAAAAACACACCAATTACAACAAGAACAATGTTCATAAGTGTTGTAATAAAATTAACAAACTTTTCTTTCATGTTTTATATTCCTAATTTAGTGGAGCTGGCGATGGGAATTGAACCCACACTGCCTGATTGGAAATCAGGTGCTCTACCCTTAAACTACGCCAGCTTATGTTAAAAATCAATAATATCGCTTGTTATCTCTGGGGATAAATCTTCTTCCTCTTCCTCAACTATAGACATTTCTTTTGCCTTAACATTTGCACCAAATGCTTGCAATTCTATAGACAAACGTTTAGTGAGATGGTCTTCAACCAATGACTCCAACTGAACACTGTATGCAAGAAGACTCTGCACTGCCTTCACTTTCAATGTGTCAGCAGTATCCTGAGAAGAGATAATATTTGCAATCTCTGGTAAGGCAATATCTTTTAACAATGCTCTTACTTGCTTAGCAGAGGCACTCACTCTGGTGTTAACAGGTACTTGAGCACTCACTCTGCTTTCTTGAGCAGTTACTATGTCACCCATTTACTCTCCTAAGTAAACTTATTTTATTTGTACACTATATCATACTTTTTATAAAAAGTCAACACTATCACTATGTTTTTTAAACACAATAATAGTTATGCGATACTGAGACTTCCTCCTAGTGTAACAACACCTTACTTTGTTAAAAAAAACATAGGTTTTCCTAG